GGACCTTTCGTCCATCGATTGGTCTGGTTGCTCGTGACATCCAGCGTCTAGGTCTTGCACTCGAGAACATGCGCGAGCCTCTCTCGCTATCTGTCATTGAAGTTATGATGCCATCTATTAGGGCTAACTTCCAGGCTGAGGGTCGTCCTCCCTGGGAACCCCTGTCGCCAGTTACTATCCAGTTTCGTAACGGTGCTACAGGTCCTATTCTCCATCGTACAGGCAATCTTCAGAGAGCTGCTACATCGTTTAAGATCTGGAGCATTTCAAACACTTCAGCCACTGTGAAGAATTTGCCTAGTAGTGTGTGGTATGGAGTTCTTCACCAGGAAGGCTTTGGAGGGTTTAAGCCCTTCATGCAGGCAGCTCAGTCGGCTCTGGGTTCTAAGGCAAGCTTCCGTGACATTACTAGACATGCGTTTGAGCTTCTAGATGCAGCTCGCGGTGGCGCTACAAGTCACCGCAAGATTACGATCCCTCAGCGGCAGTTCATCATGTATCAGGATGAAGACATCGACAGTATCCAGGAAGTCTTCGCCGACTGGATGGAGCGAGAAGCTCGCAGAGTCGGTCGTTTCGGTACTGCTGTGAGGGGGCTGTAATGGCTCAGAATCTTACCGATAGTGTTCTTACCGCTTCTGTACGTATTTATGACTTGCTTACCGCAAACGCTGCGGCACTTGGTCTTGTAGGACCTACCAAGACCAACGTGTGGTACGGTGACCAGACACTGCTACCAGAAACTCCTGCAGTTTGTATTGAGCCTGGAACAAAGAGTCGCGAGCTCAGAGGTGTTCCTGATATGACCGAGAACACTCTTGACGTACACATCCTTCTGTACCATAGTGTGGTAGGTACAGAACAGCAAGTCGCACGACGTGCTACCATTCAGTTCGCTGAAGCGATCGAACGGTACCTGCATGTAAACCATTTGAACATGTTAAACTCAATTGGTGAACAGATCATTGTCCACGGCTTCGTACGATCTTCAGATCCTGGATTTCAGTACAAGACCAGTACTATGTATAATGCCGTGCATATGATCTGGACTGGCCTGACTAAGACCAGTCTTCGTAATCCTAACAACCCTGTACCGTAGGAGGAGACGTGCTCTCGTACGAACTCACGAACACCCGAGAGGAAGCTGTTACTGTCGACGGCCTCGACGTTCTTCCTCCCAAGTCGACAGTCAGCTTCACAGCAGACCAGGCAGGCGGTTTTCATTTCGCTCGAGGCCTTCAGCTGACGAACGCCAATGTACCTAGAGGCGTTAGGGTCTGTGTTGTGGTTACGTCCGATAAGGAGGAGACCGAATGAGCGGCCTCGGTATTGGTGCCGGCGGTCTATTGGGCGTAGCCGTCGAGGACCTGGCTGAGCCAGTCCAGACCGCCCTCTCAACCGCTACCACTGGCGGAACTATTACTGCTGGTACGTACAAGTACATCGTTACGGCTATCAACGCTCTTGGCGAGACCTTGTCGAGCAACGAGCAGACCATTGTCACCACAGGTGCAACTTCGACAGTCACTGTATCGTGGGGCGCTGTGACTGGTGCGACCGGGTACAAGCTGTACAAGACTGCTTCAGGTGGTGCGACGAACACTGAGCTCCTGTACAAGACTGTTGGTGTTGTAGTAACCGACATCGACACTGCTCCGGGTGCTCCTGCAGGTGCTCTGCCGACTGCGAACACAGCACTCACTTCTGGTATCTACACAGCTCCGACCAAGTTCGTACCGTTCCGGAACGAGTCTCTGAAGTTTACTGAAGAGACCGTGTTCCGTCGGCCGATTCGTCAGAGTGCTGATGTTATTGGTGCCGTAGCAGGTAATGAGCATGCTGAGGGCGACGTTGAGATGGAGGCAATGGAGGACTGTCTCCTGTACTTCATGCTTGCGACCCGTGCCGCATGTGTTAAGACGGGTACGACGCCGAACTTTACGTACACCTTCACGCCACTACCCAATGCAATCCCTACACGTACACTGACCATCGTTGTCGTCCGTGCAGGCGAAGTGTTCGCCTACGTCGGCTGCACAGTAGGTTCAGTCAAGTTCGGTATCGACAATGGCCTCCTGACCTTCACGGCAGCGGTAGTTGCCAACAGTGAGAGCACCCAGTCGTCACCAACTGCGACCTGGCCTACGACTACACCGTTCGGTGCTGGTCAGTACTCGATTGAGTTCCCGAGCGGTACGCCCGTCGTGGACACTGACACCTTCGAGATTACGATCGAAGACAACCCCGAGATCCAGTTCCGTCTCAAGAGCACCGGACGTGGTGGTGACTTCACTAAGTTCGGTGAGCGCGACGTCACTATGACTGCCGGCCGCGACTTCACTTCGAAGACCGACTACACTGCCTTCAAGGCAGTCACGTCTCAGACAGTTACGATCACGGCCACCAAGGGCGTTAACAACTCGGTGAGCATCGTCATGCCCGTTACGTTCAAGGAGTCGTACGAGGTTAACCTAAGCGGACAGGGTGACCTAGTTCGAGGGAACATCTCGTACCGAAGCTCGATCGACGGTTCAGGCAACTCGTTCTCGATGGTCGTCAAGTCTCAGGAGGTTCTGCCGGTGTGATCCCTATCGTCCTAGAGGAGCTCCTAAGAATCTACACGTTCGCTACGGCGGTGTGGTGCCTTTGGGCTCTCGCAAGGACGGCATTCAAGTATTTAAATTGGCAACTGTCTAGGGAGGACAAAATGCCAGTCGCAGTTGTAATGGATGAACCCGAACACCACGATCTCAAGTCGTTGTCGGGTGGCTACGTCAAGATCCGACGTATGACATACGGCGAGAAGCTCACCTCGCGAGGCTTTAACTCAAAGATGACAATGCGGAGTCAGAGGGGTCAGAAGAACGTTGAGAGTGAACTGAAGGTCTTCGATGCCAACCAGGAGCTCTTCAGCTTTGCACACTGCATTACTGAACACAACCTGGAGGACAAGGATGGCCGGCCTCTGAATCTTACTATGGAAGCCGACGTCCGTAAGATCCGTAGTGACATCGCCGAAGAGATCACTACGCTCATGGACAAGCTGAACAACTTCGAGGACGAAGAAGAAACGGGAAAATAGAGATAGCCATTCGAGGTGCTATAGCAGCCGATAGACCTATGTCTGAGGAAGAGGTCGATGCGGGTGCTGACGAGGTAATGAAGATGATTGCACTGTGCAGATCCTTTCACGTTCTACCTCGTCCTGGTGGTCTACTTGATCAGGATAGCTTCTTCGTACATATGGCTAGTGCGGCAGAACAAGCCCTTGCGGAACGCACGCAACGTGAAACGCAAAGGAGATAGTCGTGGCACTGTCAGCACGCGAAGTGTACTTGCTACTTAGGGCTAAGGACGAAGCCTCTAGAGTCGTTCGAGGCTTTGGCTCCAACCTGCTTCGCGTTGCTGCACAGGTCCAAGCACAGGCTCTCCGTGCCGAGGCTGTAAACCGTAGGGCTGAAGCCCAGAGGCTTCGTAGTGCAGGTGCAACTAGGCAACAGATTAATGCTCAGCTGGCGCATGCTAAGGCACTAGAAGAGGAAGCCAGACTAGTAGAACGTAACGCAGGTGTCTGGCGACGTTACGTTATGCAAATGGAGGCTGTAGGTGGAGCTCTGGTTGGTGTTGGTACTGGCTTCGCCTTAGCCGGAGGTCTAGCACTTAAATTCTTCTTCGACTCTGCTAGGTTCTTCGAGACCTATCAGCAGCAGGTTGCTCTTACTAAGACGCAGGTTACTGGCTTCAAGGTGACCATGCAGGAGCTAGCAGATATTGGCCTTCGAACAGCTCGCAACATTGCTGTGCCGTTCGAACAGATTCAGCCAGCACTATTCGATATCTTCTCTTCCATTAACGTCAACATGGAGCAGGCACAGATCCTGATCGATGCCTTTTCTCGTGCTGCTGTCGCTGGTAATACAACCCTCAGGAATGCAGCACGTGGCACAATTTCCATCTTGAACGCATTCAACATACCTGTAGAGAACGTCAATAGAGTTCTAGACATTCAGTTCGAGCTCGTGCGTAAGGGTGTTGGCACCTACGAAGAGTTCGCAACAAAGCTTGGTAACGTTATTCCATCAGCTGCACGTGCTCAACAGTCGGTTGAAACAATGGCTGCTGCGTTGGTCTTCTTGACCCGTAATGGTCTGAGTGCAGCTATGGCCTCTACGTCCGCTGCTCGTTCCTTCGAAGCTATGTCACACCCGAAGGCTGTAAGCGCCTTGCACAAGTTAGGCATCGAGGTTAAGGATGCCGCAGGTAACTTCTTGCCACTGAATGTGTCGCTGCGGAAGATGCGCGACTACCTTGAGAAGCTGCCGCCAGCGGATCGTGTTGCGGCTCTGGTGGACATCTTCAAGGGTGCTGGTGGAACAATTCAAGCTCGAAGGTTCCTGGAGCAGGTGCTTTTGCGCAAGGGCGAGCTAGAAGAGTTCGAAGGCTATCTTAAGGACATCCAGAAGTCCTCAGGTGCCTTTGGTGAAGCTTACGCTACGATGTCCGATACCGTTGCGAACAAGTCACAACTGCTTAAGAACAGGTGGGAAGTTCTTAAGGTCGCTATCGGTGAAGCAGTAGTACCGTACCTGCTTAAGATCGTCAATGCTCTTAGTGCATTGATCGAGTGGTTCAATAGACTTGATCCCAAGACTAAAAACTTCATCATCAAGGCAACACTTATAGCCTCGGTTGTAGCGACTGCTATGGGTGCGCTGCTGATCATAGTTGGCGGCTTTGCCTTGCTGGCTGCAGCTATTGCAGCTGCAGGTCTAGAGGTCGCTATCTTCCTTGGTGTCGTAGCTGTAGTAATTGCTGCAGCTGCGGGTATAGGTGCAGCCTTCACTGCTGCATGGAAGAAGAGCGAATCCTTCCGAGACGTCATCAAGAGTACTATCAAAGTCCTTCGCGAAGCCTATGATGTAATCTACACGTTTGCGTCTGGTCTTAAGCAATCGTTCGATGCTAACGTTATGCCACCGCTTCGTGCGCTCTGGGGCGTTATTAACACACAGGTGTTGCCTGCGATCAGACAGTTCATTGACGAGGTCTGGAGTAAGCTCAAGCCCAAGATCGAAGAAGCATTTAGGATCATCCATGACATGGCTGATTGGGCCTTTAAGACTATTGGCGACTTTATCAACAAGCATCTTATTCCGGCAGTTAAGGAACTGACCGACTGGTGGCAACGCAACAAAGAGAACATCATGCCACTCGTTGATGCTTTTGCACAGATAATGAAGTGGGTCTTGATCGTCGCAGCAGTAATTGGTGGCACGATCATTCTCACAGCTATCTTGTCCTTCATCACAGCAATTAAGCTGGTAGCCTACTGGCTTGGCTACATGGGCTTCGTATTTAAGGGCATCAAGTACGTCTTCGACTTGTTCTGGGGTTGGATCAAGTTCCTCATCACCAAGTTTAGCGAATTTCTTAGCTTCCTTAAGAACGCTAGCGCTACAATTGGTAACGCCATAACAAGCATAAAGAACACAATCATGAACGTCTTTTCTAATGCTGCCACATGGTTGATCAATGCCGGAAAGAATATTGTACAGGGTCTTATCGATGGCATCAAGAACATGCTCGGCTCGCTCGGCAACGTTGCAGGTAAGATCGCTGGAACTATTAGAGATCACCTACCCTTCTCTCCTGCCAAGAAGGGACCACTGTCTGGAGCCGGCAATCCTCTCTTCTCCGGTCAAGCGATCACAAGTATGCTAGCAGCTGGTATGATGATGCAGATCCCAGCAATTAGCAATGCAGCATCTGCCGTTGCTGCAGCAGTTCAGTTAGGCATAGCCAACCCTAAGTTAGGGGCAGCTGTAGCTCCGTATAGTCCTAGCCGTGCGGAGACTTCAGGTCGACAAGAGCAAGCATCTAAGTCTGT